CAGGCGTCTCGGTGGCAAATACCACGTCTACCGTGCGTTCTGTCTCGTTGATCGTTGTCGGATCAAACGCAGCCCGACGACTGATCGGGTCTATTTTTCTGTTTTTTTGTTCGTCTGCCATTGCTTTCGTTCGCTACAAATATACAAATAATTTTAAATTTACAAATTAGCCTCCATTATTCGCGCTTGCTTGGTCCTGCGCCTTTGATGCCTTGGTCTCTGCCAGCTTCATTTCGTTGCGCCCATCGCTGTCCAGTATAATTTTGGCAGCGTCCAGCTTCGCATTGTAGGCAGTTATTTCGGCAATGACCTCGTCTGGGTCATACCCCTGCTCACGAACTGCCTCAGCCCAAGTAACCAGCCCGTTTCTAATCTGCGCCTGGATGGCGTTGGTCTCTTTTAGAGGGTCGATCATCTCACGGCGTGGCGGTGTCCATGTCACATACATATCGCCAGAGTTGAATCCGTTGGCGATGGCTGACGTGTCTAGGAACCACTGCAGAACAGGGTCGCAAAACATTGGTATCAGCATATTCCACTGCCAATCAGCTATTTGCCTGTGCATTTCCAGCCAGCCCATACGGCCAGAGCTGAAGTTCACATTGGACAAGTCGCCAGTCATCGCCTCGTATGTTATGCCATAACCTTGAGCGATGCCCTGCAGTATTTTCCGTGAAAAGTCGTTATAGTTGTTCGTTGTCGGTGGATTGGCGAAAGTTATCTGCTTGCCAGCTGGCAAGTGTTCAATGACACCAGGCTCCAACTTCTCAAGCATGTCGTCCGAGTTGTTGGTATCAACTGACGATGCTGGATCCGCGTCCTGAACGAACGCAGCGAAGCAAGCCGCAATTTTCTGGCGAACAACTTCGGCGTCCTCGTAGTCGTCGTAGTCCTTCAATCTAAGAAGTGACGATACGCCGAACGGTATGCCGCGAGCCTGACCAGGTCGGAGCAGCTCATAAATATGGAGAACGTCTGTCGCTGCTTTGCGCTTGCTCTGGTGGTTTCCGAACTCTCCAGGATGACCGTCGAAAAGCCAGTAGGCGACAACTTTGTCGTCCTTATCATATTCTACGCCCTGAGTGATCCGCCCACCGTTCGCGAGTTGCTTGATGTCTTTGCCGTGGTCCAGATAGTCAGCCTCAAGCACTTGCAGCTGTATGAATTGCTTGCCAGTTCTGCGCTTGAGAATAATCGCCTCACCACTTTCAGCCACAGCCCTCATAACGAGACGCTGGATGCCGTACATGTTCAGCTTGCCATTATAGTCGCACTCGGTCGATTCAGCCCACTGCCTCCAGATTTTTTTAAACTTTTTCACCCTGGCCGCTGACGTATCAATTGGCTGCGGTAAAATTCCAGTCCCTACCGTATTGTTGACGATCTTCCTGATCGCGCTGTTGGCGTATGAGTTGTTGCGGACCATATCCCTGGAGCGAGCTCGCAAGGTGGTAAGGCTTATCGCTGTCTCGGTGTTGGCAGATCCATCGGTTGTTGGCCATCCGTTGGTCCTTCTACCTCTACCAGCAGCGTCAAATTTTCGCTTTTGCTCACCCAGGATGTCGATGACCATGCGCGCCCTCTGTCTTTTGAGTGCGGCCTGTGGATTGAACACGCTTATAATGTTGTCGATAAAATTCATTGCGGTATTATTCTAAGCCCTTGGAGTGCTGCGCGAATTTTCTGCCTGCGTTTTTGGGCACAACACCCAGTTCTTTGCGTATGATGTCGAGCAGTCGCATCATATCGTTCAAGCTTCTATACTCGATCAACTTGTCCGCATATTGTACGCGGAGCGTCCCTTGAGCGAACGCGCTCTCGAGTTTTGCCAGGTCGTCTGTGGTCCATGCGCTCATTGCTTGCAAATATAAGAATTTTTTAAATTATGTCGTTATAGGGATTTCGCTCAGGAACTGGATGCTCTCCAGTACCAAGCCCAAGCTGTCGGCCAACCGTCAAGTCAACCAGGCGGACCAGACCAGTGCGCTCGAGCTCTCGGATCGGCGCACGCTTATACCATGGAAACGCCTTGGAATAGCTGAACGACTGCCTGAACTCTGCGTCTGTTATTCCAGACACTAGCACATTGCTGAACGTTTCGATCCGCTTCTTGCGTGGATTTTTAGCGTCAGATATCTCGACGCGCCCTGATGCGAGGCGGACGTGCCGACTCGTACTCGGATAAGTATGCCCTGTTTCCATCTATTTTTCTATTTTTGTATTTTGCTTTTATCTTTTCGACGTCGCGCCCTGGCTTGACGTATATGGTCGTTTTTTCATCCAGCTTGATAGGTACCAGCCCTTTCAGCTCATCATGCAACTGCGCTCGTCTATCCATGTGACAAATGTAAGGATTTTTTTGTCAATCCCAAATCGAACCGTCTCGTTTTTTCCTTGCTGGTTTCTTCTCGGTTTCACCTGTCCCGTATGAATTGCTCATCATATCCATTTGCTGATCGGTGAAGCGGTCGATGCCAACCACCGATGCAGCAGCTCGAGCGTACACCCTCAAATCGAGCGGCTCGTTCCTTTCGTACTTTTTCACCCACTCAAATTTTCGGAAGCCTCTGCGGTCAACTTTGAACTGCAGCTGCTCGGCTGTTATCCCTCGGAAGTACGTCGGCTCGTACTGTGGAAAGTGGCAGTACCCTGGTGGCGGTGTCCCGTCGTCATCGCGTTCAAGCCTGAGCCATCCGTACAGCTCTGTCTTGAGGATGGAAACGCCAACGCTCCAGACTTTCATGCGACCGATCCGCTTTCCTGCCCTGTTCACGTCCAGAGCTCGAGGCTGTGAAACAATGACACCGAGCGAGTCGGATCCTTTCACTGGGATGACCTTTGTCACGTCGAACCGTCTGCAAAAATTGTAGACCTCGTTCGTATTGTAGCCAGTATCGACAGCCATAAGGCGCAGTTGCATCTCTGCACCGTCCTCACGCTTCCAGGTCTCGCCAACTATCTCGGCAAGTTTGTCCCATACAGCTTTGTCGTTGGTCTCGCCAAGCAACACACGGTAGTCGATTGAATACGAGCGCTTCCCTTTACACCATCCGACAATCTCGACCTCTATGCGGTCCTTTTGGACGTCGACGCCTGCAGTCAAAAATACGACCTCGGTGCTAGGCCTGTTTATCTGGTAAGTTTCGCGCCTGTTATAAACTGACTCCCATGGTGGTGCCTCGCCCTTCTCAACATAGCACTCCCCGAGCACCGTGTTGACGAATGCCTTCATCTTATTCGTGTCGCCCTTTATGTCCTCGAATGCTCTGACCGCATCCGCCCAGCTATACCAACCAAGCGGTGAGTACAGAGAATTAAGGTGGTAGCCTGTTTTTTTGTCGCTGGCGTTCTCTGGTGAAGTCGCTATCCACTTGCCAGAATCCAGCATCGTGGTCTTGTTGCGCTCCTCAATTGGAGCGTCGCAATGCTCGCAAACATAGACAGCCGTCTCTGGCTTGCCATGGTCCCAGCGAATCCGCTCCCATTTCAGGAATTGCATGGACCCGCAGTGAGGGCAGGGGACATGGAATCTCCTCTGGTCTGTTGCCTCGAACTCTCTCTGGATTGCGCTCGCGCCATCGATGGTTGGCGTAGAAATAAGCAAGATTTTGCGCCTGGAGAACGTCCGAGTCCTGGCCTTTGCCAGCTCAATCGGAGAGCCCTCACCGTCAATGTCGTCCTTATACCCGTCGACCTCATCCAGCATTAGGTAGCGGATTGGAAGCGAGCGGAGCCCTACCGCAGAGTTCGCCCCTGTCATAAGTAGCACGCCACCAGGGAAGCTTTTGGAGAATGTGGTGTTGTCCCCGTCCCTGCTTTTTGCCGTGGCCACCTTCTCACGCAGGCGCGGAGTGGCTTCGATCATCGGCGCGATCCGCACCTTCGAGTTCCGTTTAACCGTGTCGTCGGTAGGCATGACCATCAGCATCGGACCAGGTGCGATGTCCATGACATATCCCACCCAGTTATTCCCTGCCTCGGTCGCACCGATCTGCGCGCCCTTCATGAAAACCACCTCCTGCACCTCACTATGTGCAGACAGGTCATCCATGACGCTTTTCAGGTATGGCGTGCGGACAGTTCGCCACCTTCCTGGCTCAGCTGAGGCAGTCGGTGCCAAAAATCTATACTGGTCAGCCCATTCGCTGACCTTCATCACCTTTTCAGGGCGAAGCGCGTCAAAAAATCCGAGCGCGAGCGATCTAAGTTGTGCCTCCATCAGTCCAGGATTGGTTTTGCGTTTATATCAGCCAGAACGTCCAGCGCATCGATGAGGGCTTTGGTCAGAATAGTGTGCGCCTCGTTTCTGGTTTTTGCTGAGAAAATTGCATCGATAGCCCTGTCAGGGACCGACATGATCGAGGCTTTCACCTCCTTGCCAGCCTCAAACATCGCCATATATGCCTGCTGCTTGTCTATGAGCCGCTTCTGCTTTTCCTTGAGCTCAATCTCGAGAATTTTGGCCTTAAGGATAGCTTGCGCACGCTTTGCCGCCGCCATGCTCGAGGTGTCTGCAGATGCTGGAGTGTCAGCAGGTGCATCAGCTGGAGGCGCTGGCGCGTTCATCATTTTGGAGCGGATATTCGCATTGCTCGGATAGCTCGGATCGTATGCCGCAGACCACTCCTTAAACGCGATATCGTAGTCGAGCTTGTCGCGCCCATCAGCAACGTGAACGATGCCCTTGACTATCTTCTGCGCCTTGATGGCTTTGCGGATAGAAGTGTCCGAACAACCTACGCGCCTGGCGAACTCCCTGATCGATATGTGGTTGCTGTTCTCACTCATGCTGTCTTAATTGTCTCACTTCATCGAATGTTTTACCGCTCGCGTGGATGGCTTTGCCTCCAGTATAATCCTGCCAACGCTGAATAATTACGTCGACCCAGCTCGGCGTCAGCTCCATGGTCATGCAGGTTCTGCCAACGCGCTCGCAAGCAATCAAAGTAGAACCAGAACCGCCAAACGGTTCAACCACGATGTCGCCTTCCTGGCTGCTGCTTATGATGCAGCGCTCCATCATGGCCACAGGTTTCGGCGTCGCGTGTCCATGGCGCTCTTCGCCATTAACTCTAGGAAACTCCCAAACGTCACGCATAACGTCGTGCGAGTTGTTGAAAAAACTGCGCTCTTTCTTAAACACGCTGTTCGGGCCGCTTTTTACCTCGTCCCATTCAGCCTTGAGCTCAGCCCATGGCCTGGTGAAGCATCCAGGAAACGCCTCCGCTACAGTTTTGTAGTGCTTCGCTGGCATCAGCGTGAATTGGGACTTGGTGAACCAGTGGTTATACATTCCAATTCCGAGCAAGGATTTCAGACCGCTGGCATTCAATCCTGCAGCGACTGCCTGGCTCTCCATATAAGCGCGGATGGCCTCCCACTCTTCTGGGAAGTCGTTGGTGTTTACGTTTCCAAGAAACTGCTCACCGATCTGAAAAAACAAGCAGCGCTCGGTGGTAATCGAGTACTGGGTTAAGTCAGGCGAGCCCATTCCTGGGATGTTCTTTTTGTCCCATACTATTTCGTTGCGAAATTCAAGGACCTCAGAATCTCCAAGGCCTCCCTTATACCATAGACGCCACAAGTCTGGAGCATTGCCCCAGATATATGCGCTGGCGTTCTTAGCTAAGTGAGTGCGGAAAGCTCTCCACCAGTCCATCTGGAACTGGTCAAGCTTCTCGCGGTAGATATTGTCATTTGCAACACCGTCGGATTGTTTGCCCATCCCGTAAGGTGGATCCGCGTGCACCAGTGTCGCAACAGCTCCATCCATAAGCGTCGCGACATGATCGCGGTCAGTACTGTCGCCGCACATAACTCGGTGAGAGCCCAGAATCCAGACGTCTCCGATCTGCGAAGTGACAAAAGTCGACTCGACTGGAACAGCCTCAGCCTGTTGGTCAGGTTCAGCACGTTCGCTCCTGCTATAAACAGGCGGAGCACTCGGGGCCGCTGGTTCTGTTCTGACCAGCTCCAAGTTTGGCGACGCTTTGAACTCTGGAATAATGATATCGGCGCGCAGAATCGAATCCAGCTCGCCATCGTCGAAACCAGTCAGAGACAAGTCCATCCCGAACTCAGCCAAGTCGCTCAGCTCGGCGGATAGCTTCTCCATATCCCAGCTCGAGCGCAGCGCGATCTTATTGTCTGCAATAACCAGCGCTTTGCGGCTTCGCTCGCTCAGGTGTCCCAGAACTATGCACGGCACTTCCTTCATGCCGATAATATTGGCGGCCATAACGCGGCCATGCCCTGCAATGACAGTATTATCCTCGCCAATCAGCACAGGATTGACGAAACCGAACTCCTGGATGCTTCTGGCAATCAGTTCAACTTGGGACTCGGTGTGTGTCCGTGCGTTGTTCGCATAAGGAACCAGAGCCTTCACGGATTTATAAACAATTTTGA